CGAGTTTTCTCGGGCACCAAAATTCGTTTGAACTCTTAAATATGACTTTTGCTGGTTAATAGTTAAAGACACATCGGGCAAACGTGATTTTTGCACCATTAGAATCAGAAGACTCGATATATAGATAAATATGTTTTCAAATTCCAATTACGAACAAGTAATGGTAAAGTCAAAACTCACAAACGACGCTTGTACTCGATCGAAGGTTACTTTTGATGTCGGATTTTTGTAATTTTTATTGCATGGTTGGAAAGAGCGTCAAAAGCTGATTCAAACTAGATACATTAGAGCCCTGGACCTTAATTATTTAAACCTGAAACCTTAACCTTAAACCTTAAACCCGAAACCTTAATTTTACAGAGTCGATGATGACGAGTTTGACAGGTCAACATGTTCAACACTTTCAACAATTTTACATTATCGGTCTAATGTGATCTAATGATCTATTAGATCTGATCTAAGATCGGTAAACTCTAATCTACAATCTGTTGGTTCAACACGTTCAACATTAATTAAAATTTATGTTGATTAATTTTTTTTCTAAACATTTAACATCGCTGCGCAATTAATTGTATTACAATTTGTTATGTAACATTTTATGCTGATTCTAAATATAATAAAATTAAATATGCGTGACTACGCTACAACACTTTTTTTATTTTAATTTTTTCCCATGAGTGAGAGAGTGGTCAAAAATTGGTCGAATTACATTCAAACTAAAAACACTTATTATAAACAAATGTGTGCCATTGTCAACCAACCTAAGGTTGTTTCCTTATCGGAAAATGCTTACTGGCAAGGAAGAGAAGTAAAACAGTCACGAACAAAGTTAAACTTTGTCGTACGAGGAGGAACAACCACATCTCTTCGAGATTGTTTTAGGGTTGTAATCTTATTATCCAAAGGTTATGTTTCATGGACTCCGTTTCCACAACCGCCCAACTATAATTTATCACCATCAGCACTTAATCCGCCTGAAATTTCTTTATTTGAAAGTATGTCACCAGTATCCGGAGTAACTTTTAATGCATTCCCTTATGCCGATGTTCTGTATGAAAAATTATTCTTTACTAAAGAGACAGAAAACGTAATGTCAGAATGTGTAGAAATCGATGATTTCACTTACTTATGGGGAAGATCTAACGATCAATTCCCAAGATTCAATTCACTATGGTTCATGGTATACTTTACAACATTTAGTAATGCCGAATGGCGGCAAGGAGGAGCCGTAAACAACTCAGCTCCAGGTTGGGACTTAACAGCCGAATTCTTTCTAGAAAATTCGGACCAATAAACACTTTTTCACATGGACCTGGAGGATAAATACCACTCGCTTTCTTGGTTTTATTTCACTGCTGTTAGCTTTTGGAATCCTACAAGTAATTGGTATTATACACCATGGAACTTAAAAACAAAACAATTACCACACCCGTCCATAGGAGCACATGATTGGCAAACACTGGGAAACGAATACTTACGTAAAAAAACTATCTTTCGAATTATTGTAGAGATTGCACCAACTGAAATAGTGCGTGTCTTAATAATTAAAAATCTCACGCATGTTGTCTTAACTACGCTTGACGATACGAATAGAGTTTGGAAACACGAACCTAGGCCAACTTTTAGTTTGCTGCAAAACACAAGTTTTTATTCAACTAAGGAAATAAGCACTTTAGGAAGATTTGAAATAATAGTAGATCAACTACTAAGTAAAAATGATAGCGAATTCTACATTAAAGAATTCGTTTACAGCAAAGACGAAGTTCTAAATCGAACTACACCTTACAATACTTTTCAAGTAATTGTCGCTTCCTACAAAGACGGACAAGATGATCCTACTGCTTCGCGATTTCAGTTTTATGCAAACACTTATTTTATTCCTTAAAATAAAAGCGAGCATGCCCAGTTAATGTTGGGCGGCTGGCATTAGCGGTACTTGAAGATTCATTAGAAATGATAACCATCAAATAATTGATGGAACGCACTTCAGCGGTAGCTCCAGTAGTCGAAGAATACTCCATCAGAGGATTACCTTTTATCTTGTGAGACATCTTAAAGGGCTGAACATAAACATGACCAATCGCTTGGTCCGCAGCAAGGATTTGAGAAGACAAAGAATCCATTTTCACAATCTTATCCTTTAAAAATCTAAAGCGCGCTATGTTATCCATATTGTAAAACGCATTTAAATAATGTCCATCGGAACCTGCTACTAACATATCTGTCATCGCAGGTAAAGTACCATTGGCTTGTCTATCTTCAACTAATAACACTCGGGCAAAGATAGGATGAGTAGAAATAAAATTAATATATCCACGAAAACGAATCTGGTAAGGTCTTATCTTATTGCCAATACGTTGATGAGCCGATGTACCTTGACTTATTTGAGTAAGAGTACAAACAGCATCTGAGGATAACACTTTCCATGGCACCGTTAGGCCAGCTTGAGTAAACGTATTAGCATACGCATCAGCATTGACTTTAACATCTAAGTATTTGCCTTCTTGGCCATAACGAGACATTACAGCACGTGCATACGCACCGCCCGTGCGTGTAACGCCAGGGACTGCGACAGTCATTTTACGATTAGAACCAACAGAGGAACGAGCTGGCGCTTTACGAACAACAACGCCAGACTTTTTGTAATCAGCACGACGTGACGCCGACATCAGATAGAACAGAAAATTCGAGAATATTCCAGGAAGTATTTTAAATATTAAAATTTTAGTACAATTTCATTTTTTTAAATGAGCGAGAAGAAGTCACGCGCTTATAAAGGATTAGTATCGCCAAAAAAGGTGATATGCAAAAATGATATTGAACTGGGTGTAACGCAACAAAACAAACTCATGTCAATGGTGGCAAAGGACCGAATTAGATTATTTCAATCCATTCAAAAGTCCAATAATCAGATTATTGACTATTTCATGAAAGAACAAGAATTGGAAGAGAAGCGTTTTATTGAAGTTCCGGAGAGTCCGATCGATAGCGACTCAGATCATGAGGAGGATGCTGAATTTGACGGGACTGGAACTCAGCCAAATCCTGAGTAGTTAAAACTTGTGTTTCAATCTCATCGGCAGAGCCAATTCGTTCAATTAAACCTTGTTCGTCAAATCTAGCCTTCAAAGGCCCGCCTTCCCATGGAAATAAAAGTGGATTATACCAATCTTTCGGATGCTTATTACTTGTAAAAACAATCTTCTTTGCAGAGAAATTAACAAATCCACCATGAATTTTGACACGATGAGGATACGTGTCCAATAATCGCAGTAGCTCACAGTAAGGAATCCAGCCATAGAAATCATTAATAATAACAACCTCTTGTCCAGTGTATCCATCCCACCAATCGGCGGTTGAATTCTTCATCTTAAAATAGGCGTTGGGATTCTCGCCAAAAGCTCGACGCGACTTACCAGTACGAGTAGGACCCCAATAACACACGCCTTTGGTGAACCAGGTACGAGGTTCAACAAACAAAAGCCTTGCGCGATCAAACATACTTCCAAAGCGGAGATACTCATTCGGAAAAGCCTCGAAAACTTCTTTTTCGCTCATGCTTGTAGTTTTAATTGCATCAGCAAACGTAGCAACATCGGTGCGCGCTCCTCGGTGAGGCGGTTCGCCCCATTCATCGCCCGGCCGCTCGCGTCCTTCTTCTTTGAGACAATAGTCGCGCGCTTCGTCGTGCGTTCCTCGACGAATAGCCCAATGTGCACGGGGATTTAGTTTCTTCATACCCGTTAGGGTCTTCTTCTTCTTTAGGATGCAATAACCCTGCACATGCAGCGTACCTTGGTCGCCACGCTCCAGTTGGTAAACGCAATAGCGAATGTCCCGCCAAGTGTGAGGGTCATCAATAGGTTCAACAGTTGGATTGTTGAGAGTGAACACCCAGTTAAATGATTGCATTTCTGTTCTGAGAAAATAGCAAATAGCAAGAAGTGGCCAGGTAATACTACGCACTTCGTGCTTTCTGGCCACTTTTATACCAATTTTGATTGGTCAATTAGTGCCAATTATCTT